GTCAAAGAATATTTAGATGAAAATTTGGCTGGATGGCGAGATGAAATCGACTTTGATGAAAAAGCGATGGAAGATGCCAGAGATATTGTTGAAAGAGCGAAATTAAGAGAAAGTTTAGGATTAAGGAAAATACCGCGAAGTATTCGAGATAAAAAGAATCGAACCACAGAAGAATTAGAACAAGAAAATACAGATGCTATAAAATTGGGTTATTGGAAACAGGCAATCAAAGGAAAAGGCATGTCAAGGTGTTCGAATCAAGTAAAAGAATATTTGGACGAAAATTTGGCTGGATGGCGCGATGAACTTGATGAAAAAGCGATGGAAGATGCCAGATATATTGTTGAAAGAGCAGAAGCGAGAGAAAGTTTAGGATTAAGAAAAATACCACGAAAAATCGATAAAAAGAATCAAACCACAGAAGATTTAGAACGAGAACATAAAGATGCTATAAAATTGGGTCATTGGAGACAGTCGATCAAAGGACAAGGCAAGTCAAAGTGTCCGAATGAAGTCAAAGAATATTTAGATGAAAATTTGGTAGGTTGGAGAAATTTAGAGGATGACGAAACACTCTATCAAACCGAATCGACTGGATCGACCGAATCGACCGAATCCAAACCCGCAAAAAAGAATAAAATAAAAAGATCCATGGACATCCCTACTATTATTCCTAAAAACACAAACACAATAGAAGATAAACAATCTACTCAACCAAACTTCCCAGAAATCTCTCAACTCCACCAAAAATACAAAACAATGAATTCCCAAACCCTGCATTCACTGTTTTACACTACTCCTGAAAAATTCCACGAATACCATGCCGTCTCCGAGAGAAACGAAGAATCATTCGACCCAGCGGAAATACCCCGAAATCGTATTATTGCCGAGTTGGATAAAATCAAAACAAAACGAATCAAAAAGGTCGCAGATTTGGGATGTGGCAAAGGGCAAATATCGGAATATTTTGAAGGTATTGGCGACACGCGTTTCGAATTCTATAATTATGACCACGTATCGTGTCGCCCTGATATCCAAGTGTGTGATATTTCAAATATTCCGTTTGAAGACAACACCATAGAAATATGTATTCTCTCATTGGCAATGTGGGGTTCAAACTGTCGTGAGTATTTGAGAGAAGCAAAACGGATTTTGGAAACGCACGGAACATTGTATATTATTGAATCGACCAAACGGTGGTCTGATTCCGAAGATACAATGGGTGAACGATTAAAGATGATGGTTGAAGAAGCAGGGTTCACCGTCCAAAAATCAGACATCAAAAAATTCACCATGTTTGTGTGTCAGTCGTAAATTAATGTGTATCTTGGTATCTTGTATTAATATTTTTTATGTTAGTGCAAGAATAGAAAAAAGCCTTAAATATCTCCATTTTATATATCAAACTATGAAAATAGAAAAGAGAAATAAAGTAAAAGGAAAAGCAAAAAGTATAGGAAAATACACAAAAAAGAGGAAATGTGCAGTTGATAAGGAAACGCGAAATACACACAAGAACAAAAGGGTATCGAGTAAAGTTGGTGGGAAAAAAGATTTATCTAAAATCACAGTATTGGATTTGTCTTTACAAAATTTGAGTGAATTACCAGATTTGAGTGATTACACAAATTTAAAGACATTGTATTGTGGTCATAATCAACTGACTCATTTCAATAAACTGCCATATAATTTACAACACTTACGTTGTGATTATAATCAACTGACTCACTTGGACAATCTCATTGAATTGACACCAAATCTACAGGGGTTAGGATGTGGTCATAATCAACTGAAGGAATTGGATAATTTACCGCTAAATATACAACACCTATTTTGTGAAAATAACAAACTGATACAATTGACAAATTTACCGGAAAACCTAAAAGTTCTATCTTGTAGTTATAACAAACTGGAACAACTGGATTTGCCAGAAACAGTAGAAATGTTATATTGTGATCATAATCCGTTTATTGAAAACATTCGCGAAACGGAACCAGACTTTGAACCAACAATTCAAAACATTCGCATGTATAATGAACAAAACCGAATGCTTAATCACACGTACAAATAGATGCGCTACGGGAATAAACTCGCAGAGTTTAATAAACTCGCAGAGTTTAAGCAAAGCACTGGGGCTACGCCCCTTAACAAAGTCCCCTACTATCGGTCGCTTCGGGAATAAACTCGCAGAGTTTAAGCAAAGCACTGGGGCTACGCCCCTTAACGGAGTCCCCTGACCGTCGGACCCGAAGTCCTTCGCGACCTTTACGCAGTAACCACCAAAGGCTGAGCCCTAATATAGTTTTAACTAAAAAACCCAATGACTTAACCAATTAGACCCTTGAATATTTCATAAAGTTTGCGAAACCAGCCAAGCATGCATTTGGCTTATTTGGTTTCATTATTAGTTGTGGGTCGAAATACCATGGGTCGTGTCTTGTATACAAATAAATTTCCCAAAACATTGGATAGGTCTGGTTCGTTGGATATTTCTTTAACCGCATCTCTGAACCAAAAATAAGCGTCATCCACATTGTTGATAACACTTGGATAACCGGATTTAACGATTTCTTTGGTTCCAAACATAGACTTCAAATCATATTCGTTTTTGTATACAATTGTTTTATTTCTAAAAAAACCGTTTTTCTTCATATAATTTAACATCAATAAGTCAAAACTCTTATTTCTCGTTTGTGGTTTAATATGATTCGTTTCCAAATATACAAAAGGCATAGATGAATGAGTTACACAATTGGGTATTTCATTATTGTTTTTATCGTCACTTTCATAATGAGTATCTTCAAATGTGCGTTTTTTTAGTTTTTCATAAATATTTTTGCTATTCGGAACATGACACCTCCCATAATCAATAATTTTTACAACATATTCACAATAGAAATGAATATCTTTATTGTTTTCAATCTCGTAATGAAAATAAACCAGACCACCCGGTTTATACAATAGAATATTATTTCCGTGGAGGTCATAATGAGTAAATTCATCAGACAATTGCGACAAGACATAATAAAGTTGAAATAACACACAACGTAATAGATCTGCATCTGATGATGTTTTTAAAAGATCATACAAACTGATATATTCATCGATATTCTCAATCAATATACAAATTTCTCTTGGATTTTTACAAGCGTTTTTAATCAATATATTCTCACTTGATTCGCTATTATTTGGGCAAATTGCACAATTAATTAAATCCATATTCATTCTTAAATCCTCGAAATTTTTATAATCGCTTTTACCTAAAGAATTCCAGATTTCTTCGGTTTTGTATCGAAATACACCATATGTTTCAATAAAACAGGGGAAACGTTTTACATAGTGGTTATTAATATAACAGCCAGCCATATACTCATACATCAAATTATCGGATCGATTATTTATATTGGATTTCAAAATAGCTTTTGATGAACAAATGCTATTATTTACTTCGGCTTCATACCTTATTTCGTAAATAAACCCATTATTAGATGTTTTACCCAATTTATTGAGAACAGGTTTCAAACAAGGAACCTTGTCGCAATTCTTTACTTTCGAAAATGAAACATAGTAGTCAAATGCTTCCATTATTTCTTCTTTTAAAATTTTGTTTCCTATTTTATTTAATCTTGGTAATAATGCAACATTTTCTTCGTGGTAAATCACCTCTTGCACATTTTCTAAATCGGGGGATTTCTTTGTAACAGATTTTTTTGTCACAGTATTTGGTGATACTTTAGATGAACTATTTAAATGTGATGGAAGTTGGTTTGGATGAACCCCCGTAATCATATCTTTTATTGTGTCTTGGACATTTACATCCAATTTTGCAAAATCAGTTTGAAGTCGAAAATTTGTAATGGGGTTATTTGCAATTGCCAATATTTTAATAGAACGAGGTAATATAGGAATTTTTGTAAATTTATTGCGATTGCAAATAAATACATTCAATTGTTGGTTCTTTGATAAATCAATTTCCGTGAGTAAGTTATGTGAAATATTTATAAATAATAATTTTGGACAAGGAGAGACATCCAAATGCGTTAATTCGTTGAAATCACACAATAATTTTTCTAAATTGGGGTATGATGACAAGTCCAAGGTTTTCAACTCTTTTCCTGACACATCCAATATTTTCATCGAGTATGGACTCTCATTACTATTGTGTGGTTTCATACAATAGTAGTATGTTTATTTATAAATGTAATTCGAGAGAAATGAAGGAATTTTTTGCAAAAAACAAGAGGCACTACGTATTAACATTGGTTACTGTGTAAAGGTCGCGAAGGACTTCGGGTCCGACGGTCAGGGGACTTTGTTAAGGGGCGTAGCCCCAGTGCTTTGCTTAAACTCTGCGAGTTTATTAAACTCTGCGAGTTTATTCCCGTAGCGCCTCTACATGATACGGAATCCACCCCCTAAATTAGACCCAACCGCGAGTCCAATGCCCTGTTTGACACTGGTGGCAACAGAAGGCAGGAATACATCCAAAATTGCAAAAGTGGCTGCCGCAGTCAATGCAATGACGAGAATTTCCTCAATATTGAGAGATTTCTTTGGTAATACGAAAGCGACAATGGCGATGATTAAACCTTGGACTAAATACTTGATGATGCGTTTTGTAAATTCGGCTAAATCAAATCCAGACATTATTACTATACTATATTGCAAGAAAAATATCATATAAAGAAATACTCCAATATACAGAATACATGGCGGAGAATTCAACATTCGAAAAAAAGACATCAAGTGATGGTAAACCAAATCCTAAATATGTAGATTTATTGGATGAAGATCCTAAAATTGCCGGTCAACAATGGGGTGTTTTTTCGTTCCTCAGTCCCGGAAATATTCTAAAAAAGAGAGAAATGTTTTTGTTTAGCACATTCGTTAAACAATGGGATTGGGTCAAGTCGATGACAAAATTTATGGATTTCCTAAATTTTGTGGCCTATAAATACAATTTGAACGCGGAAACCTTGCTGAAGGACTACAATGATTATTTGAACGAAGAGGCAACAAAGTTAAAGAGTGAATCTGGTGTTGAAGAGGATTATGCCAATTTTTTAGATAAGAATGAAGATAGATTGGTTCAACAATTTCAACGAGAGAATGCATTTCAGACGTCTGTGCACGGGTTCAAGGCACGCGGTAATTTTAGATCAGAAGAAGAAGCCTCTGACTTTGCTAAACGAACGAGAGACCGAGACCCGAACCATAGTGTATTTGTTGGTCCGATTGGAACTTGGTTACCTTGGGATCCGAATCCGTATAAAACACAACAAGTGGAATTTATGGAGGAACAGCTAAATCAATTGCACAAGGAGAAGATTAAGAACGAGAAATTAGCAAAGGACGAGTTTGAAAAGAGAATTCGCGAGACAAAGGAAAATGCAATTAGAGAGAATATTGAAAAGGCACAAAAAACTGGAAACAAACTTACCCAAACCATTACAGAAAGTGGGGAATTGGTGGGTATTCGCGAGACGGTTGATTTTGAAAGTAGAGAAGTTGCCGATCCGGACGAGGCCGAGAGGATTTTCAAGGAACTCAAAAACGGAGCTTCAACTGGGGACAACCTTAATTAAAGGTTAACAACAGTTGAATAAGAACTTTATAAGCCCACGAATACCTTACTGACGTCCCTACCGTCGGTGCATTGTGAACCGTAGGTTAATACAAAGTGCCTGTAAAATTGAAATTACATAATAGTTATTATTTGAAATTAATTACTATTTTATCATTATTAACTGTTCTTTAACAAAGTGCTTTTTCATCAATTCGTCAAATTCATAAAAAAAGAAGGATATACGTTTCTCACAATATCAGGAATATATATTCTATGGTGTATTTTGCATTTTGTGGCACCCCATTTATATATTTATTATTGTGCAAACTTGTCGATTTATGGGTTTATCAATTCGGTATTTACAACTGCATTGCCACACTGCATTGCATTACGATGGATAATAACAATGGGGGCAGATACAATCAGCCATATGTGGGTTTTATTGGGAACTTGGTTTATTGCTAAACTTGTGCAACGTTAAAAGTTGTTTTATCATCATAGATAAATGAGATATTTAGGTGGTAAACATAAAATTGGTGAAGAAATTTCAAAGGTAATGACAAAAATGTACCCACCCGAAACAGTCGATGGTTATTTAGAACCATTTTGTGGTTCTCTCGGAGTATTCAAATACATGACACAATACAATTATAAAACAATGATTGCGTCGGATATCCAACCAGATTTAATTGAAATGTGGAAAGAGGTGCAAAATGACACTCTTGTAATTCCCGACGAAATCGATGAAACTGAATATAATCGGCTTAAAAATCTTAAAAATCGTGTTCCAAATTCAAAAAAGGCAATGGTCGGGTTTTTTCTCTCATTTGGAGGAAAATTTTTTGGTGGGTTCGCCTTGAACTCGGAAAAAAAAGACGGCAAGGATTATTTGCAGACCTTGCGTAACGGTATTGATAAAATGAAACCGTTGATACAAAGAGAGAATGTGTCGTTTCATAATAAATCATATTTGGATTGGAAACCGAAGAATATGTTGATTTATTGTGATCCGCCATATCAAAATACAGAGGGGTATTCAGCCAATGCAAAATACGGCGACTTTGACCATGAGTTATTTTGGGAAACAATGAGAGAATGGAGTAAAGATAATTACGTTTTTATATCCGAACAGAGTTCACCTGCCGATTTCAAAAGTGTGTGGTCACATAAAAAAAAGAGGACTTTATCGAGTAATTTGAATAATAGGAAAATGAAAATTGAACATTTATTCAAACGAACTTTGGTTACATTGACAAAACAGAGGGAGGTTTTAAGCGAAGCACATGGGCGTCGCCCCATAAGCGAACCGAGGTTCCTTTATTCGAATAAACAAACAAGAAAAAGACGTATTCGTCCGTAAATTCACATGAAAACAAGGAAATACATTTTATTCAGTCGATTCTACATCCCAAGAGATTTCGCCCGAATCCCAAATGGGAGTATCAATATTTTCGGGAATAAATAACTTTACATGAACTGCTGGTTTACTGGTATCTGTATAATTAGTAAAGGACGCTGTAGCGTCCGACAGTGGGGGCGAAGCCCCTGTAGCGTCCGACAGCGGGGGCTTTGCCAAAGGCGAGTCTCGGCTTAGCCGAGGCGAAGCCGAGCCTTGTGCCCCTGTTGAGTTGAATAGTGGTTGTTTATAGGGTTCATTGTTTTGATTCAAAATATTGTTTTGATTCAAAATGTTGTTTTGATTCAAAATACCTTCTCTCAATTGTGTAAAATATCGAAATGGTTTCATCATTTTGAAATTACACTTTTGTGAATTGCATACGTTCTCGAAACGAATAAACCCGATTCCAAAATTAAAGAGTACAAAATATATGATTTGAATCATGTATATTGCTGTTATTTTATCAAATATTCTTTTCAATTTTTCTAACTATTTATTTTTCTCATAATTATAGTAATTCTCTTGTTGGAGATTTCAATATTAATTTATTATAAAAACGAGGAATATGAAATTTTACACTTTTACTTTTATTTTTTAAACTTTTCTTTGCACTTTTACTTTTCTTTGCACTTTTACTTTTCTTTAAACTTTTACTTTTCTTTGCACTTTTACTCAAATAATTCATATATTATTTATGTAGATAAATATTTATTCAATAAAAGAGGAAAAAAGAACCGTCGGATGCGATAGGAGGCTTCTAAACAACACTCCGTATTTCTCTTTGATTTGCGGTTGTGTATTCTCCGCTCGTCTCTAAAAGAGAAGCAATAATATATTTCATAATGGTAATATTAGAGGTCATCAATTCTTCTTTGGATAAAACAGCAAACCAACTATATTTTGTTCGACTCAATATTTCATCATCAGGGATATAAATTCCATAATGCGTAGGTTCAAGTTCTAAAAATCCATCTCCCAATAAATCTTCAATAAGGATCGGTTTTCTCTTGGTATTTTTGACACCCACCATTTTACCATCAACCAGATTTATTTTGTTAGCGTCATTTAAACTGAGAGACAAAATCATCATAGATATATCGCCTAAAAACTCTGGTTCCGATGTAAAATGTTGTTCTCGGTTTTGACTTTTGGAAAATTCAATGATTTCTTGAATGATTGGACTATTCTTTTTCGCACCAAACATGTATAAATCGGGTAGAAATAATCGGTGTTTTTTATTTGTAACAACATTCGATGATTTTGCCACACCTTCACAAATAAACGCCTTACCGTCTATGGTCTCTTTATCATACAATGCTTTCAAATTCCGACAACATACAAATGAATTGGGAACAACCATTCCACCATAATAATACACCAATTTCAGTAATCCCAATTGCCGAATACGCGAACGAGTGGGTTCTGCTACTTGCGCAAGGTCAACATCCCAATTTGGTAAAAGTTTCCCAAATGTTTCGTCGTCAATCAAACAGACGTTGAAATCTCGTGAACAGTGATTGACGATTGTTTTAATTGTTAAATGTATAAAGGGTTGATTCAAATCAGTAGTATTGCGCGATTGGAAACTCTTCCATTTTCTTGCATTTATTTCGTATTTTGTATGAATCCATAATTTTGGTTTATTGAATCCGTAAAGAGGCGAGTCATTCAATAAATATGTTTGAATCATTTCATAATCGTTATTTTTCTCTAAATAATTTTCCTTTAAACCTTTTCCAAAATACACGATAATTAAAAAGGCAATAAAAACCATAATAATATAAAAATATTTGTTTGATACCGTTGTAAACTCCATTGATACTGTGTTTATAGTATGTTGAGATAAATCAACTGATATTGTAAAAACTCCTTCCTTTCTCTCGAATCACATTATTCTGCTTCTTCGAAAAAGTGGGTGGGGAGTTTTCCAAAAAAACTCTTTTCTTCAATAAACTAACTCTGTATACACGAAATAATCTATATTGTATTGGGATTCGTTGTATTTTATTTTTTTGTCAATTCGAACTGAATGATTTTTGCATATTTGACGAATAATATTTGTGAAAGAATTATATGTCACTGTTCGTTCTAAATAAAATAATTTTGATAAATGATAATATTCTCGGAGAGAATCGAAAAAATCAATATGATAATTAAAAAATTTCATCTTATTGAATGCGTTCATATCAATATAGTAATATTTTTCATATTTAATACATATTTTATCAAGTAAATCAAAGAGCATTCCAATGGGAACACTTTTTTTAAATATTTGGTTCCCGCACATTGATATACATTATTCTCCCTAAAATAAAGAAACGAATATAATGCGAATAAAACAACTATTATATCAGCGCCTGTGTTGGCGTTAGCACATTCCATTGGTAATACGTAGTGCATTTATTCTCCTATAAATATCGTTCGTCAATAAAGATAATTCAATTACATCTTCATGAACATTATGAAAGATTGTAATATATTTACATAGAATATGTATTATATTGTATTTTTCCTCTTCGTCCAGTAAATCAGTCATTTTAACAAAAGAGAAGAAATAGTCCAAAATATCAATGACCGAGTATCCATAATCATTTATTTCATACAAAATTTTTATAGCATCATTTAAATTTTGGTTGCGCAAAAATGAAATATAATCTTCAAACCAATTGAGAGAAATATTACTACACAGTTTTTTACAAATATCCAACGAAATGCGAGCGTTTGGATTCAATTTATCGTCCATTGTGTAAATATTTACCTTTTCTAAATTATTAATCAAAGAACGAATGGAATAGTTTGATATAGACAATATATATTGTTTGACATCATCTTCAATATTCATCGTTTCTTGTAAAATAATTTTATCCATAAAATTGGATAATTGATTCAAGGTTGGAGGCTCAATTTTCAAAAGAACGATTCGAGATTGTATATTTTCAATAATCTTTTGGACATTTAAACAAACAAATACAAAACAAACATTTTCTTTATACTTGTCGATATAATTACAAAATACCTGCTGGTTTTGTTGATTTATCATATCCATATCATCAATTATAATCATCTTCTTTTTTCCACGTATTAAACTCTGTGATTGACAAAATGTTTTCATTTCATTTCTGAAAAAATGAATCCCCTGTTCTTTTAAATTGTTGATAAAGAGAATGTTATTCTCGGGCAATGTTTCGTCTTTTGTTAAATGATAGTATTCGCGAACAATTGCATAGAGAAGAGAGGTTTTCCCCGAATTGGAATTTCCAGTAAACATTACATTCAAATCATTCATTTCAATCAATAATTGTATCATGCTTTTGAATGAATCTTCAAAATAGAAATCATCGAGTTTATACGGTTTATACTTTTGTATAAATTGTGGTTTTAATGCATCTGCCATTATTCAATTTTGAACAATATGTTTATATAGAGAGAGGAAACCAAGGTTAATATGTAGTGCCTCTTGTTTTTTGCAAAAAACTCCTTCCTTTCTCTCGAATTACATTTATAATCATTATAGATGCATTTCGAGAGAAAGGAGGTTTTACACCTTTTATCATTTGAAACGCCGACTTCGTCGGCAGTTTCGAGTGATACAGGAGTTAATCTTTCGGCATTGGAAATGCAAAAAGGTTTAAAGGAACCTCGGTTCCTTTATCTAAATCATATAAAGTAAAAAATAGATATATAACCATATGTTTTCAGATAAAAATTATTATGAAATACTGGGTATAGAACCATCCGCAAGTGCCAGTGAAATTAAAAGTGCTTATCGTAAAATGTCATTAAAGTATCATCCCGATAAAAATAAAAGTCCCGATGCACAATCTATGTTTCAAACTCTGAATATGGCGTATGATACACTAAGCGAATTGGATAAAAAAAACGAATACGATACACAATTAAAAGGTGTTCAACCATGTCATGTAAACGACATTTTCAACATGATATTTTCAGATTTGAGGAGAAATCATGCGACAAGCGCCCCACAAAATATCTTTTTCAAAGGGAACTTTGGTTCTCACCCGTTGGACGCTACATCTTTTACAACTTCGGGATTTGGTAAAAATAATTTAGGAGATTTTTTCGAAGTTTTTGGACAACAAATGCATCAACAACATTCATATCATCAAAAACCAGAACAAATAGTAAAACACGTTAAAATAACAATACATCAATCCTATCATGGTTCTAAAATCCCCATTGAAATAGAGAGAATTATCATTCGTAATGAGCAAATGGATAGTCAAATCCAACAAAAAATCAAAGAAACCGAAAGCGAAACATTATATATTGATATTGTTGCTGGAATAGATACAAACGAAATAATCTTGATTGAAGATAAAGGTCATAATGTTGATGGAATAAAGGGGGATGTTCGTTTAATTATACAAGTAGACAACGATAGTGTGTTTGAGAGAAACGGATTAGATTTACTTTATAAGAAAACCATTTCTCTCAAAGAAGCACTTTTAGGATTTTCATTTGACTTTCTACACTTGAATGGTAAAAACTTTAAAGTAAACAATACTGGCAGAATTATTGAACCAAATTTTAGAACCCAACTTCAAAATTTAGGAATGATTCGGGAAAATCAATGCGGTAGTTTATTTATAGAATTTCAAGTTGCTTTTCCAAAAAGCTTCACGGAAGAACAAATTACTAAATTGGGAGATATTCTTGAATAATTTTTTTGATTTTTAATGAACCCATACTTGAGAGAAAAAAAGAATATTTCTATAATGTATATGTCAAAAACAGAAAAGAATATATCATTTTCAAAGAATGAATCACATTGGTTAAATTTAGTTAAAGATATTTACAATAATCGCCACAGTTGCCCCCATCGTCAAAGTCTGGCTAAAATTCTGAAAGATGCGTCAAAGTTATACTGCCCTACCACGGACGAACTAAAGGATACGCCAAGGATGGAACATACGCCTTCACGTGGTTTCACGGGAAAGGAATCTGGATGGTTGCATTTAGTGAAAAATATTTTACGTAATTCAAAATGTAAATATCATGGAGACCTTAAAGTTGTTTTGAAAAAGGCGTCCAAAGTATATTGCAAACCCAAAAAAACAACCAGTAGAAAAAAAACTATTAAAGCCACCAAACCCAAAACTATTTTACAGACAATTGGACTTGCATAAAGAATCTATGATCCCTTTATTTTCGAATAATTCTATTTTGAGAGAAAGAACAACCATAAATTTGTTGAATTATTTTGGTTTCCTCTATATTTGTTTCTCATGATAGAATATAAAATGTCATTATGGAACGAACACGTTGCCAGTATGTGGAACAAGAACAAACATTTAGCAGGTTATAGTTTCAAGAAAGCATTAAAGGATGCGAAAAAGACCTATAAAGGCGGTAAATCAAAAAAATCAAACTCTAAATCAAGAAAAAACAAAACGCGTAAAAACCGCCATTAAAAAAGATCAACTCCTGTCTCTAACGTCAGGCGCTGATGTGCGTAATTAAGAACTGTCGCTCATACAAAGTGCTTGCTTTAGCAGTTTGAGAGAAAAGTATAAATACAACCATAAATTATTCAAAGTAATCCATTCTTGAGAGAATGGATTACAATATTTCTATCTTGAGAGAAGCAAAGAGAAAAGAGTAAAAGGAAGGAGTTTTTTGCAAAAAACAAAGAGTAAAAGGAAGGAGTTTTTTGCAAAAAACAAGAGGCACTACGTATTAACCTTGGTTTCCTCTACTGAATACCAAAACGGTCGCGTATAATACTATTTTTTGTGGGGCCCTGTTCTCTCTCACTTTCTCTCTTTACTTTATAAATTCCGGTTCTTGAAGTAAATTCGTCATTGTCATCGTGTATCTCTGGTAAAACACGTGTCATTGGTTTTTCTAAAATCAACAACAAATGTTGAGAATTCAATAGTTTCCTGTATTCCTGTATAGTAAGATTTCCATAAAATTTTTCGAGTAAATAATGAGGGTCGGGTGCAGGTTTTATATTTTTACTATAATTATATATTTTAGCATAAATACTATTCAATAAATAATATCTCTCGAACCTTACAGAATCATCAATATTTTCTTTAAACAAATATGCAACCGCACATTCAGGTCTGCAAAAAGAACCATACCCAAATATTGTATCATTTAATTCGTATTTAGGAATACAACAGGCAACATTGTCAAAATCATAAGAACACCAAAAACACGCTGATTTTTTATCATTCAGCTTGTTTTTATAGAGGGAAATTTTTAATTCTCTGAGTTTAGCGTTTATTTCTTTCATTTTAACGTCACTGCCATCTTTATCTGAATTTTTTCCAGATTCTGATTGAATATTTTGTAGTTTTAAGGACGCGACTGGAGGCACCAAATCGGAAGTCCCAGATAACGGCTGGGAACCAAAGTTCCCTATTTCCAAAGAGGTTGAAAAGTGCCCCGTGTCGCATGAATCCTCATAGTATGTTGCAAATGATGTCAAGTTTTCCGTGTAACCAGTTATATCTGGTGGAACATTTGGGTTATAAAGCAATGGGTCGCAAACCATCTTATTTAATTCTTTATTGTATTCATTTAAATCTGCTAAACAACATTTCAAATGTAAAATTATGTTTATTGGGGCATTATTTGAATTTGATGAATTGTCTTCTGGCTTTGATATTAATTTAGCACCACGTGCTTTTCTTCCTCTTTTTTTGATTGCGGGTTCATTCAATACTGGTTCATTCAATACTGGTTCATTCAATACTGGTTCATTCAATACCGGTTCATTCAATACCGGTTCATCTGTTACCGGTTCATTCAATACCGGTTCATTTGTTACCGGTTCATTCAATACCGGTTCATCTGTTACCGGTTCATTCAATACCGGTTCATCTGTTATAGGTTCATTTGTTATAGGTTCATTTGTTATAGGTCCATTCTGAAGCGGTTCATTTGTTTTTATTTTTGTTCTATTTCTTTTCTTTTTTGGTTCAACGCTCATTAAAAATCTTATTAATAAAGTCTTTATGTCATAAAAAGAAAGAAGTTTTTTGCAAAAAACAAGAAAGGAATGAATTTTTTGAAAAAGAGGCACTTCGCAATGCTCCTCTTTTGGTGGTTTCCCCTAATAAACACTATGTTGTATTTTATAGAATGGAGAATAAATCTAAAAGCATTTTACCGTGGGTTGAAAAATACCGTCCAACTAATTTCGATGACGTAGTTTTAGACCCCCAAAACAAAATTTTGTTTAATAACATAATAAAATTCAATAATTTTCCAAACCTACTATTTTATGGACCCCCAGGTTCAGGTAAAACATCAACCATTATTAATTTAATCGAAGAATATCAAAAGAGGTACAATGTAAAGAATCGGGCAATCAATCGAGGAAATATTATTCATTTAAATGCATCAGACGAACGGGGCATTGATATCATTCGCAACCAAATCTATCAATTTATAATAAGTAAAAATTTATTCGATAATGGATTAAAATTTGTTGTATTGGACGAAGTAGATTATATGACAAAAAACGCACAGCAAGCATTGAAATATTTGTTGCAAATGTCAAATAAAAATGTTAGATATTGTTTGATATGTAATTATATTAGCAAAATAGATGAATCGTTGCAGAGTGAATTTATTTGCATTCGTTTTAATCAATTGCCAAAACCCGAAATTTTCAAGTTTATTCGTAATATTACAAAAAATGAAAACATTGAATTGTCGGATGATATGATTGAAAAGATACAATCATTGTATGGTTCAGATATTCGAAGTATGATAAATTTTATTCAATCGAATAAAGAAACTACGCAGTGCCAACAAGATGTTTCGTCGTCCTTGCAAAAAGACACATTATTATATGAACCCTCTTGCATAAATGGAGAATTGTGGAAAAATATGTATAATTTAATACAAAATAAACATGCATCACATAATGATTCAGATAATCTACGAAATTATATTCACAATGTTAGCATCTCTCATAATATCGACAAGAGAGATATAATTTTAAATTATTCAAATTACGTAATTCGCAATTACAAAATAGATTGCGATTTCTTGGACAAATTAGAAGTTATTTTACATAATAGTGAACACATACCCATCGATGAAATTATCGACTTTTTGTAGAGAACCGTAAAATTGAAAACGTATGAACCTCCTTCTCTCTCATTAAATACAAATGAATCTTTCTGATAACAACGAATCCATTGAATCAATTGAATCCATTGAATTATTATTAAAAATAATGAAAAAAACAACATATGAAAACGATGACGCATATGAAAATGAAAATGATGATGTGGTATACCAATCTAAAATTATGATTGAAGAAATAGAGAAAAACATTGATTCTTTTAACCAACTTCAAAAAATTATACAATTGAATTCGGCACAACCAGCACAATTGGAAAATATACTCTATACGACGGATAAATATAATTGTACGGCTCTCCATTACGCGTGTCGGTATTCTATGATACGAATTGCACTTTTAATTATGCGTCATACAACAAAAGAATCAAATTTATACAAAGTATCCACAACGGGGATCACGCCACTCATTATATGTTGTCGTCAAGGTCAACATAGAATGCAGAGTGTGTTTAATAAAATACTGGAAAGAACGGAAAATGAAGATAATTTATATTTAGGGAAGAATCACGCACTACAATACTGTATCGTGAATAAGGATTCAATGAAAGCAATATCTATTTTGAAAAAAACAAAAAAAGAGGAAAATTTATACAAGCCGTCTCTCAGATTTACTTCTCTCAACATGGCGCTGGACAAAGGGCTCGTGGATGTATCCAAATTGATTGTCGCAAAAACAAGAGTTGAGAGAAACTTGTATATACCAAACGTGGATATAAGCGACCAGAAATATAAAAATATTTTGTTTTATTTGAAAAATCCGTTGTATCAATCGGTAAAAGACACATTGACTGAAAAATATACATTGATTGATTCATATTCTATGATGAAGGTTAAAAAAATATTTGTTGATAATATTCAACCAATTGGTTTGACGGATATTATAAATCATATTTCATCATTCCTTGTTGGGGGATTCCTAAATTCGCAGTGTATGAGATAAAGAAGAATAATTCTATAGTGTATTTGGAAATATATGGGTCATTGTAATAATTTTTGAATGTTCAATAATTTTTTGATTTACAGTTTCTATTTCATTTATTGCTATGATAAACGAAATACCATAGTTCATAAAGTTGATGACTGCATTCGCCAGATTTCTGTTTCTTTTGCAATTTTTGTTTGTATTGTTCATTCTTTCGTGTACTAATATTAACGGTTTTATATTTTCTTCACAAATTAATGTTTCAATCTCATCGGGTAATTTATCCCATATATCACGACCTAAATATAATCTAATATGATACATTAGTGTTGTTTTTCCATTTCTTCCTCTTCCAAACAAAATAATAATTTCATCATTTAGAATACCATCTTTTATATTTTCTACATATTGAATAAGATAATCAAAATCTTCTTGACTTATATACTGATGCCATCCTTGTAATGCATTAAATGCCATGTCTAATGCCATAATATATCATTGATTTTCGTAAAACTATATTCAATTTTTGCAAAAACTCTTTCTTTTCTCTCGAATTACATTATAAAATTTATTTTGCGTTTGCTTTTACTTTTTTGGTTTTACTTTTTTGGTTTTGTTTACTTTTGTTTTTTTCTTCAATTCTTTCAATGTTTGTTTCATTAATTTTTCTGATTTTTTCATCTCCTTTTCTTGTTCTACTTCTCTCTCTCTCTCTTCAATAAAGTACGTAAATCTACATTGATTTGTTTTAATGCTTCTTCTTTATTCTCAGATTTCAATTTGATAGTATTTTCGTTGTATTCGTTTTTCAAATTCTTTAAATCTTCTTTATTTTGTTGTTTTCTTGTTTTTTTCATTTCAGAAACTTTTGATTTTAATTCTTTCTTGTATTCGCGACTTTTATTCAGTTTTGTTTTTTTAGTAATTTTTAAACTTGTTTTTAAATTTACAATTTTTTCTACAGTAGTATCTTGTAATTCTTTTATTTTTTTATTAACGATATCTGGATTTTCTGTATTTTTCAATTCCTTTCGATAAATTTTTAAAATATCTTTTTTGTGTTTTTTCGCCTGTTCAATCTCTCCATGAATTGACTTGAGTTTATCATTATAATTGGAAATATCTGGATCGCTATTTATAACGTTCATTAATTCTATTTTTGGTAGCATTTTACCACATTTATACTTGAGATTATAAAATGTATTTTTATTAAATGTTGGATCAGGAAGATCTGCAAGCATACCTTCTCCGAATTTTTCGAGTTTTACCTTTTTCAACTCCTTTATTTTGTTTATACTACTTGCGAATGAGTTTACCAACTCTTTGTAGTGTTTACGAATATGATTTTTTACTGTTTTTTTAGCAGTACTTTTAAACTTTTTCGTTTTGAATTTCTCCAAGAAATTAATATTTTGTTCTTCATCTTCCAATTCTTTTTTATAATCTTTTTTAATTTTCTTCATTTGGTGTTTGCCTTTAATTAATTGATCATTGATAACTTCTTTTTTCTTTTTGTAATCTTCTTTCAAGTATTTATTAATATCTCTCACTGACCTTCTATCATTCACTATTACTGTTTCGTCGGATATTAAATTTGTGTTTACATAATGCATTTTTGCTTGAGAAAATTGTCGAACATCCGTCGACCTATCCAAATAACTTACAAATCCACTCATTTCATCCATAAATATTTCTTTGTTTTTGAAAATACCGTCTGAATTTAAATACTTATCTTTAAAAACATAATAATCAATAGGTAATTGTTCATCTATAGGTTTACATAAATTAATCAATTGAATTAATTCCATTGGATTTTGAGTTATAGGTGTAGCTGTCATCAACATTAGTTTTACGGACAACTTACCTGATAGTTCATATGAATTCATGAGAGAAGCATGTAGTTGCTCCATATTTGGTTTTTCATTAGTTAATAAATCACTTACACCATAGAGTTTATGTGCTTCATCTATAATAATCAATGTTTTTCTCAATGGGTCTTCCTTTCCGTTTATTTTTTCCAATATCTTATAAAGTTGGTTTTTTTTACTTACCAAATTTGTAAATTGTCTATATGACATTGGATGAATTTTGAAGGAGTTTGACAGTAATTTTACTTGTTTTTTCAATTCTTCTGGAATTTGCAAATCTTCATTTTCAATCCTTTTTCGGATAGTTTCATTGCACACTTGAGAGAACATATTCTTCCATATATCGTTCACCAGAGTTGTTCGTGTGACCCATAATATCGTATATCCTTGGGTTTCAAATGACGTAGTAGCAGTAGCAATAGCAGTACACGTTTTACCTGTTCCAACGGAATGCCACAGTAAAATTCCGCGATTGAATAATTGAGGTGTAAAAAAATGACGAATAAAATCTTGTGTTTTTGTGTAATTTACCAATGTTGTTGCGCCCCCCTTTTTTTCAACACAATCATTCTCTATTTTTATTTTATCCCATGTATATTCACTAAAATATTTTGACACGTATTTACGCATATCATTATAGTCCAGTTTTTTGTCGTAGTTCTCTGTAATATCTTTCTCTCCTCCAAATGTTATCTCTTCGATTACTTCTTCCGGAATATATTTATTAATTTTTTTATTCAATTCATAGTCAACGGCTCCTTCAATGACTGTTTCTTCTAAAACCGCCTGAAAATTGTAGAGTGATACATCGTAATTCAAGGACTTTAAATACAGCTCGAATGTTGATTTTGAATTCAAAAATAGAGGTTGTATATTTTTCGAAATATTTAAATCATAAACGTAAACGTCCAATTCCCATCCTTTTGTTGGATGGAAATCCAATCCCTTTTGTCCACATAATCTCGTTCCTCTTCCAATAACTTGTCTCAAATCTGCCAACGTTGCCTGAGGTTCAAAAATATGAATATATTTTATGTCAAACAAATCAATGCCCTCTTTGTAACCACTGTCCATTATAATAAATCTCACATTCTCACCATAGATATTGTTGGGGCGTTGGTTGAAGTTTTTTAATATATCTTTTTTTAATTCTCGGTTAATTGGTTGGTCAAATAATCCGCTCGAAGATAATATATAGAAATTATTATTTTTTGTCTCTTCTAATTTCGCAGGAGATAGCAATTTTATTTTTGAAACTTTTTTACCATTTTTCGCATTTTCTGCTTCGTATCCCAGTTGATAGCCTTTTTCCACAAATGCAGAACCAATAATTTTTGCACCATATAAACTTGAACGAATATCTGTAAAAATAAAATGTTTGAATAATGTTCCTTGTTTTTTTAAATCTTCTCTGTCTATTTCTTCAATCTTCTGAAACAAACTCATAACTTTTGGAGAAATATTTTTTATATTTTCTCTAAAGTATTCAATATTTGTTTCAATATTTTTAGAATCAATTAAATTAAGATTTTTTGATTGAGAAAAATTCGTTCTTTTTCTAACACATACTGAATCAAATATTTGCTGTTTTTTCAATATATCTTCATTCATTATGTATTATGTGTCGAAAAAAATATGCAAATCTTCAGTTGTCTGAATGGTGATTACTACTTTGCAATTTTTCATTAGATTATTCCTATTAGTAGAAAAGTTCAACAATTTCAACCATTTTTTCTGTTGGGTTGTCAATCCAATATTGGATTTGTTGCTTCAAACATTCAATTCGGTCGAGCCATTCACTCTCCTTTTTTGTCGTAATTTGCATTACGCCTAATTTATTGAGTTTCCAACACGATTTCACTTGAACGCCGTCTTGGTTTACATAATCATCGGGATTGAATCGAATGAATACAATGGGTCGATGGTGTAAGTCTCGGGATATTTCCATGAGTCGTTTATTTTCGCAACTGCAATCGTAATCGGTATGTTTATTTTCGTCAATTTCGACAATAATTATATGAGAACCCAAGTCCAATAATAGGTCGGGGCGACGGAGAGAACAACCGTCTTGGACTCTTTTATCCGTAACCCATGTAAAATCTGGGTATGATTCTTTGATGTGACTGACGACATCATTTTCTTTGGTTTTGTAATTGTACGAAATGGGTTTATCGGGGAATAAATGGACAAAACAAAAGAAACAATATTTTTCGTATTTGGGGTTTGCGAATGTTTCACACCATGATGACTTACATAAAGATGTTCCACCACACGTTTTACAATTTGTTTTTAACTTATCGTGAATGCAATAACCATTTCCACCACATTCTCTGCAATATCTTTTTTGTTTATTATGCTTACAAATTTGACTTCCCATGCAATCTCTACATATTGATTTTCTCTTATCATGTTCGCAAAATTCAGTACCATTACATTCTCGACATTGAGGTTTTTGTTTATTATGTGGACAAATTGAACTTCCGCCACATTCTTTACAATTTTGTTTAACTTTATTATGTTTCTTGCAATATGCTGACCCTCCACATGTTTTACATATTTGTATTAGTTTGTTGTGTATACATATTTGGCTTCCTCTACAATCCATACATCTGGATTTCACGTTATTATGCTCACAATATGCCGAACCTCCGCATTCTTTGCAATTTTGTTTTAGCTTTTTATGTTCGCATACTTGACTGCCTCCACAATCGATACATCTTAATTTTCTTTTATTATGATTGCATATTAGACCACGACATTTTTTACAAATTGAGTTTGGTTTTGTTCCATGAATACATCCACCATCAACAATATCATTACAGGGTAAACATTGAATCATAATATTATTTCGTTGATATAACTAAATAATTCAATTTTTATAGTTTTTATTATTGAATTAAATGAATTTCTCCGAAATTATTTTCTTTAGGGATAGTATAATAATACAATGGGAGGAGCTTTAATGCAACTGGTCGCCTTAACCATAGGGCGTGTCTTGCCAAAAGCAAGGCAAGTCGAGTAAGTTTTCTTGAATCCCAAAAGAAAACCAAGGAATAGTTATACTATATATTTCCTCAACTCGGCAACATTCACAATATGCGGGGATACCCTGAAGGTATAAATTACTAAACTATTATGGAAACGTAGTAGTGGCTAAAGCTAATCACTTTAGGTATAGTAAAAATATTTATATTATAGGGCAATCCGCAAGTAGCGACCTAAACCCGTTGGAACTTTTTACACATTTTGTGATAAAAAGGTTTCTAATGTTAGGGCATGGTTGAACTTCAACGACTTTACGTGAATGGGCGTGAAGCACTTGACACGTGCTGATGATCGCATAAGATAAAGCCTAAACCTACTCGAGAGAGTACTGCGCCCATTGAAAAAGCGTAGAAAGAATATTGGGACGAAATCCTCAATAGTTATACTTTGGTATCATTGATGGCGCACAAGACGTTTTTTTAACTGGAACACCCGAGATTACATTCTGGAAAGTCTCTTATCGTCGTCATACAAATTACTCGTGCGAATCGATAGAACAGACCTTTAACGGTCAGGCAGATTTCGGTCGCCGTGTTACTTGCACCATTTCCCGAAATGGTGATTTAGTGTACCGAACTTACCTTCAGGTCACTCTTCCGGAAATCAACCAGTCCATGGTTCCCACTTCCGGAACCTACAATGATGGTGTGTATGCTCGATGGCTCGATTTCATCGGCGAACAGTTAATCGCCCAAGTTGAAATCGAAATTGGAGGTCAGCGAATTGACCGTCAGTATGGTGACTGGATGCACATCTGGAACCAGCTGACCCAGACTTCCGAACAGCTTGAAGGATACTTCAAGCTCATTGGAAACACCACCCAATTAACCTATATTACTGACCCGACCTTTGCCAATGTCACTGGACCTTGTGCTTCTTCGGGCGGACCTTCCCAAGTGTGTGCCCCCCGTAACGCTCTCCCTGAAACTACTTTGTATGTACCACTTCTATTTTGGTACGCAAAAAATCCAGGATTGGCCCTTCCTCTTATTGCCTTGAAAACTGTAGGGCAGAAAAACATCCAACTCAAAAAATCTGAGCTCTTTTTTGAGAAAAAATTGTTGGTGACTCAGAACAACGAAAATGTTGTTTCACAGATGTTAGTCGCTTGTTGTTGAAATATAAACGACATGTCGGCAACATTTCCAAATTGCTGGAAACTCCTAAAGACGTATGAAAAATTGAATGATAAAATAAACTATATAAATGCAATTAGTGGTAAAATACATATTATGACAATGAAACAATGTTGTAAATGTAAATTGATTTGTGAATTATTAAATTTCGGTAAATTAAAATCAAGTTCTGACGGATATAGATATGATTGTAACAATTGTCGAAAACTATATCGAGAACAAAATAAAGAAAAAATAAAACAAACACAAAAAAAATATTATGAAAATAATAAAAATGTTTTACTTGAAAAAAATAAAAAATACCGAATTTATAATAATATACAAATCAACGAACAAAGAAAAGAATATAGAAATCTTCCTGAAATTAAAGAGCATATTAAAAGAAAAAATAAAGAATATTTGCCAATTAAAAAAATGAAAATTAAACTAAGAAGAAGAACCGACAAGGATTTTCAATTATCTGAAGTACTGCGAAGTAAAGTCCATAAAATGATAAAAGGATTACCAACATCTTATAGAAATATTATAGGATGTGATAATGAATTTTTGAAAAAATGGATTGAATTTAGATTTGATGAAAAAATGAATTGGGATAATCTTGGTATCTATTGGCAAATAGACCATATTTTACCTATTAATGCTTTTAAATTTAATGAAGATAAATATATTAAAATTTGTTTTAATTGGACTAATTTACAACCGCTAAAATGTTTTGATAATAAAAGTAAAAGCGATAAATTAGAACTACACCACTACTTTAATAATATTGTTAATATAAATAGATTTAATAAAATCAACAATCAATTTTTGGGGTACGAAGCAATAAACGAAAGTTTATTGTGGCTCAGATTAGAACTGAGGTATCGTAAAAATCCCCCGTATGAAGAAGCACAAAAAACTGCTTCCAAAATGGACAATCAGCAGCCAAGTCTCTACGTCCGCCATGATAAGGATATGAGAAAGGTTCAACGACTAGACGGTAATGGGTCTGAGAAGTCTAATCAACTTCAATGAAGGCTTAAGGTATAGTTCTATTCCCTTTAATATTAAATACACCGAAAGGTGGGGTAAATCGTGAAAGTACAGTATCACGAAGTTAAAATCAACATTGATTTTAGACCTATTGGAGAGTGTCTGTGGGCAGTCAAGACTCTTCAACCCGGATTTTCTGGTGTTGCCTCCGTTCCGGCAGCATACCAGCAGTCCCTCGTGGCTGCCTCTCTCTACCTCGACTATATCTTCTTAGATACTGACGAACGCAGAAAGATGGCACAGAACCCCCACGAATACCTGATCGAACAGCTCCAGTTCACTGGAGATGAATCGGTTGGTTCATCCAGTAACAAGATCAAGCTGAACTTTAACCACCCATGTAAAGAACTCGTGTGGGTTGTTCAGCCCGATTCCAACGTCGACTACTGCTCGTCTTTACAGTCGGGAAGTGTCCTCTTCAAGACCCTCGGAGCCCAGCCCTTCAACTACACCGATGCCATTGATGCCCTTCCCAATGCCGTCCACGCCTTTGGTGGACCCCAAGAAGTCGGTGCTGCCGGTGTTGCCGTCGGTGCAGGTGCCAACTCCTTCATCACCGCCTCTGGTCTTTTCCAGATGCCCGGTGCCGGAGACATCCAGGGACTTTCTGCCACATCCGATTGGAACGGAACCACACCTTATGACCCCTTCCAAGCCGCTTCTGGAACTGCTGTCTCTGGTTCATACGTCTCAGATGCTGGAACCTTTGTCCTCGCCGAAACTGCCAAAAACCTTCACTGCTGGGGTGAAAACCCAGTTGTCACCGCCAAGTTGCAACTCAATGGACAGGATCGTTTCACTGAACGTGAAGGTTCTTACTTTGATGTTGTCCAACCTTACCAGCACCACACTCGCCACCCCGATACTGGCATCAACGTCTATTCTTTTGCACTGAGACCCGAGGAGCATCAACCCTCCGGTTCGTGTAATTTTTCACGAATTGACAATGCCGTTCTCCAGTTGGTGCTCTCCTCGGCGACTGTCAGCGGAACCGCCACTGCCAAAGTCCGAGTTTACGCTATTAACTACAATGTTTTACGAGTGATGAGTGGAATGGCCGGTGTCGCTTACAGTAATTGAACAGAGTTATGTGTTGTAAATAAGATAAAATGTAAAAAATTGAAATTAAAAATGTATGTATTTTTTTATATACATTTATCAGAGTTATGGAAGGCGTTGTTGAAAATAATAAAAATATTGATGAAAATGAAAAACATCATTATCATGATAAAATTGTTGAAAAATATGGAGAATGTCAATACATTCCAGGTCATTTTGCAAACGGAAAAGAGCGAAACCCGATATGGATTGTCAATGAAAATGGCAAAGAGTTGTTGTTAATGTATTGTGAACCTGGGGCAATTTGTATATTGTGCCATAAATCATATCAAAAACTATCAGATTTCGAAAGAGAAAAAAATGATAATAAAAGAATGTGCTTCTCTCAAAAAACGGACACAAAATATATTAGAAATTCATCTTCGTTATATATTCATCAAATTATCATGAATTGGTATGGTAATGGTTCAGGCACATCAAATTTATCAGTCGACCACATTGACCGCAACCCATTAAACAACACATTTGAAAATTTACGTATTGCAACAGGTGAAGAACAAAGGGCAAATGCAACAGGAAATATACCAGATACTAAAAAAGGTAGACAACACCACGCCCGTGATTTACCAGAAGGAATAGCACACGAAGACATGCCAAGATATGTAAACTATAATGTAAATCATTATGGTAAAAATAAAGAATTTTCGCGCGAGTTTTTCCGTATTGAGAATCACCCAACACTCAATGGTAAAGTATGGAGTAGCACAACAAAACATTCTGTATCTATTCAAGAAAAATTAAACGAAGCGAAACATACACTTGCATTATTAGATCAAGGTATTTTACCCGAACTTAAAGAAAGACCCTTACCGAATCTCGTTACAACTTATCCTGAAAGGGATACCTATATTATGGCTTGGCAAAAACGTCTAATTGATAAAACGCTTACAAAAAAGATGACAATTAAAGAGAACTATTATGAAATGGAAGAAGAAGACCAGAAAAATATACTCGAAAAATTAAACAGAGAAGTTATCAAAAAATATGGGTCGGAGTATTCATTTTTAGACATTCCGGAAAATGAAATTATAGAAATTCAGGAAGAAATTGAAGAAGAAAATAAAACAAAATTGCCAAAATATGTTCGAACTCAATTATTTGGCGAAGATTTGTATTTGGTTTTTAACAAAGACGACCATCAACATAGACGTATGACATCAACTACAAAATTACCAAATAATTATAATATAAATCGAGAGTTGTATAATTTAAACCAAAAAATTATAGAAAAATATGGCGAACAAAATGCATTATCATTGGAACAATTCCCATTTAACCCCGAAGAACAGCGAACAATCACACTTCCGCCAAATATGTATATATCATTAAAATGTAAAACGCCTTATTTGATAATGCAAGACGGCAATGATACATACTCTTTAATATTGCCTGAAAAATATGATTTAGAACATCAACTAACATTATTCCAAGAATGTAAACAAAAAGACCCAATTCAATCAATGGATGCAAATAAAGAATGGTTGTATAGTGGATTTCGACCCGATAACATTAGCATTTGTTTGAAAGAAAATAAATATTACCAATTACAATATAAATCAAAAACTACAGAATATAGACACGATAAAAGCAAAACATTGCCAAAAAAAGATTTTAATATGAATATTGAACTAATTAACTTTAATGTGTGTATTTCTGAAAAGTATGGAGAAGAATTTGCATTTTTGCAAAAAATCATTAAATTATAAGGAAGTTTTTACACATTTTTTTACATAATAATTTGTAAACAATTACAAATGTATATAAAGACAATATACCAAAATATGTATAGTATGTCAAATACGCCGTCTTCTCTCGCTTCCACACCTTCAACAACTCTGGATATCGTGAATCTCATTGAAAAAAACCCAATTACACGTTTTAACCAAAATTATCAGAATAAATTTATTCAAAAAATACAACAAAAATTTACCAAAACACAACAACAGTTATTTGTGGGTAGTTTTTATTGTTATCTAAACCATACAAAAAACGATTTCGTTATTGATTTGGAAAATGTATGGAAATGGCTTGATTTCGGAAGAAAAGACTTCTGTAAAAAGGTTTTGGAAAAACATTTTGTTAAAGATATTGATTATGTAGTAAAAAAACCAGCTCCGCCAATTGGAGAAGCTGGTATTCATGTAAGAAATTTAGGTGGTTCTGGACTAAATAAAGAAACAATTCTTCTCAATGTCAACACATTTAAAAAACTTTGCTTAAAATCAAATACAAAAAAAGCCGATGAAATCCACGATTATTTCATAAAATTGGAAGAAACCATGCAAGAAATTATTAATGAAGAATCAAGTGAATTGAAAGTGCAACTGTTAAACAATCAACAATATTTGAACCAGAAAGACGAAAAATTAAAACAAAAAGACGAAGCTTTAGAAAAGTTGAGAAAAGAAAAGATGATGGAACGTCATAATTTGCTATTGAGAGAATTCGCATCATCGGGTTCCATTGTTTATATTATTCGAGTGAAAACCTTTGAAAACGGACAATATATTGTAAAAATTGGTGAAAGTAGAAAAGGCATTGAAATGCGATACAACGAACATAAAAAGAACTACGAAGAATGCGTTATTCTCGATTGTTTCTTTGTAAATCGTAGCAAAGAATTAGAGTCTTTTTTACACAATCACGATGACATTCGAAAAAACCGAGTTCGCGATTTACCCAAACATGAAACAGAAAACGAGCTTTTTCTCATCGGACAAAACCTAACCTATGCTATAGTAATTCACATCATAGAACAAAATATCAAGCGATTCAATAATACAACTACCATTGACGAATTTGAACCTATTATGCGAAATGTTCTGAATGAATTCTTGAATAATAATAACAATACAGATATGAATTCCAATCATCTCCCCATCTTGCAATCATTGCACCAAACCGTCAATGAAATTAAAAATGTCGTTGTTTCTCTCAATCGAAAGGTTGAGACAATTGAAAAAACAATCGACCAATTAAACACGAATGTCAATAAAAGTCAAACGAGAACAACAACCAACTTTAATGAACCTCTCCCCACATTGGGACCACGACTACAAAAAATCAATCCCGCAACATTGGAATTAGTTCAAGTGTATGAATCCGTGAGTGAGTGTATGAGAGAAAACGCTATAATCAAGAGACCCAGTATCAATAAAGCCATTGTTGAAAGTACCATCTATTGTGGTTTCCGCTGGCTACTTGTTGAACGCAATTTAGACCCCAACATTATTCATTCAATTCAACCGACAAAAATAACCAGAATACAAAACATCGGCTATATTGCTAAATTGAATTCTGAAAAGAGTGAAATCATCCAAATTTACATTGACCGAAAAACCGCCGCCAAAATGAATGGTTATCCTTCCGATGCATCCTTGGACAGTATAGTAAAAAATAAAACTGTGAGTAAAGGATTCTATTATGTTTTGTATGATGAATGCAGTGATGAGTTGAGAGAAAAATACGTCGAACCTCTTTTGTATAAAAACGGTGTGGGTAAATATGATTCTGACAATAATTTAATCAAAGAATACACATCAAAATACGAATGCATCAAAAACGACAAGGACGTTGGAGAGAAAACATTGAGAAAAGCATTGGAAGAAAATAAAATGTACAATGGATTTTATTATCGTTTTTTGGTACCCAAATTGTCGTGTTGAATTCTAATCGTAATCAGAATGACAATTGAATAAAACTAAAATTGAAAAATATAAAAAATATAAAAAAAAATATATTGTTATATTAGT